ATCCCTAATGCAATACTTTAACATTTGGTCGGAATACTCTGACCAATCAGAAAATTCTATCTTGTTGTACCCCAGAGACTTACCCCATGCTTCAAGCGAGTGACCGCCTTCACGCACAGGGTTAGCCATCTGTGACAGGATAAGCGTATCACGTATCTTGTCTAGAGGTATGTTGATATTGAGTAATCGTTTCAGAACAGGAGCATCAAAAGACACGCCATTATGAAACACCAGAATATCAGCAGACTCAAAGAGTTGCTTGCAATTCTCAAGAGTGTTGGGTGTAAATGTATAGGTTCTTTTTTCATCTAAGTCTCGTGCCACTACGCAGTAGATTTGTTTGGCATCAAGGCCATCTGTTTCAATGTCTACTGCTAATCGTTTCATAGTTCAATCAACTCTGCTTTCTCGTATGGGATGTGAAAGAAGTGTTCGCCCTTCACAATGTTACGTCCTTGTGCCTCACGCACCTCTGACTCTGCAACCACGTTGTCCTTGATGCGCCATGCCGCTTTGCGGTCAGCACGTAGGATGTAGAAGTTGAAGAAGCCATCGGCATCAGCCACTTTGTTAATCAGCTTGTGTTTGCGATACGGTATGCGTATCTCTTTCCAGTCAGGGTTCCAATCACCCTTCCAACCGTACTTGATTTCAACCTCGCTGAAGTATGTATTATCGCCTTTCTTTGACTTGATGTCAACAGAAAAATCTTCTTTGCTGTCAAGAATCTCGTGACCATTACGCTTGAGGTAAGCAATCACAATGTCCTTGGCTGGTGCGTCAGATGTCTCGTAACGCTGGCGACTGAACGGGATATTCACTGCGCCTTGTATTGGCTTGAGTTTCATAGATAATCTCCTGTTTCTACTGTGTCAAAGTCTTCGGCGTTAGGGTCATCAATCTCCTGCATACGACCAGACTCACGGTCATACAGTAGGTAGGTAGCGATGCCTGTTTCACCTGCATAGCGGTTCTTCAGGACACGTATGGTTGTAGTGTTCGCAACCACTGGGTCGGATGCCTGCTGGTCACGCTCCATAGCAATCACTGCGTCACTGATTTGTGCGATGCTGTGTGAGCCACGTAGCATGGACAGACTAATCTGTACACCCTGCTCCTGTCCCTTGTCACCCGATGCACGCCGCAAGTGAGATACCAAAAGCATACAACACTGTGTCTCTTCGACCAGTGAACGTAGCTGGGTCATCATCTTGTCAATGTTCCTGCGCTCGTCCTCACCCTCAAGACCTGATACAAGGATTGAGAGGTGGTCGATAATGATGTAGCGACAGTCAAGTGCCTTGACCATGTAGCGTACACGTGCCAGGATTTCGTCAGTCTGTATCGAACCGAAGTGGTCGAATGCAAACACACGACCCGTGCCTACGGTAGCTTGCTCGTAATGTGAGAGTTGTTCCTGTGGAACCTGCTCACGAATCTCCTTGATGTAGAGCCGCTTGCTTGCCTCGACAGACATCAGGTGGAAGATGGTCTGCTTGACGTTCTCCTCAAGGCTGATGATACCAATGTTGCTGTCGGTGTTGTTGAGTAGGTGATGCTCAAGCTCACGCATGATGCTGGACTTACCTGCACCTGTGCCTGCTGTGAACGTGATAAGCTCACCAGTACGCATACCATACAGCAACTCGTTCATGCCTTTGTACGGGTAGTCAACTGACTGCCTGTCCTCGTCATCGTACAGACCATCGAAGTTCTTGAGGTTGACAATACCTGCAGGTGTGTATGGAGCCGCTTCCCACCACCGCTTGATAAACTCTTCGGTCTTACCATGCTTGAGATACTCGTTAGCATCCTTCGCCTTCAGCTTGACGATGCGGCACTTGTTAGGCTCGAAGATGGACGCAACCTTTGCGGCGGCGGCGTTGCCATGCTCGTCATTGTCAAAGCAGACAACGATGTTCTCGAACTTGTTGAGCCACTCGAACTGTGCCTTCACATCCTTGACCGCAGACTGTGCGCCATTACGGACGGACACGACAGGCCACTTGCAACCCATCATCTGATAGGCAGACACAGCATCCAACTCGCCTTCGGTCAGTGTGATATACTTTCCTGCCTGACCAAACAATTGCTGACCAAACAGCCCTGCCTGCGGCAGTCGGCCTTCGGCGTGGAAGTCTTTGGTCTTTACATGACGAACCTTGTTCGACACATGCTGACCGTTGACATCGTAGTATGGGTATATCTGCTTGTCACCTGCGACAGTGATGCCGTATGCCTTCGCTGCTTCAAGCGAGATGCCACGGTCTTCGATGGCAGAGAACTGCCCCTGACTCAATGGTGTATTCATTGTATGAACCTTTCGTTCTGTGACACTGACAATTCTGTCAGAGCCTTCTGCCGCCGTGTATGTCTCACACACAAAGCAGTAGCGTGAGCCGTTGTCATACAGCACATTACCATCTGACGAACCACACTTGCCGCACTCACCACGGCTGACCACGTTTGCTTTTTCAGTATTCATCTATTCACCTTTCTCTGCGTAGTAGATGCCAAACTCTTTGCCCCTGTCATACAGGAACAGCTTGCCGTTCACTATCTCTGTTGCGAACCCCATGCCTTTGGCAACCAGTTCACGATAGCGAAGGAACTCGCTTACGTCCTTCACCTCTTCCATGAAGGCAGGGGCTGACCCCTGTGTCTTATACATCATGCGATACATTTTTAACCTCTCTCATTGCTTCGGTCATAGTTTTCTTGGTCGTTGCTTTGTTCTGTGAAGTGATGGCTTTACGCCTTAGTGCCTTTAGTTCTTGCTGTTTCGTCCGTATAAATCTGTTCATTACTTTGTTTCCTTATTACACAATTAAATATATTGAATATAAATATGCGATTATGACAAGCACTGCAGATATAACTCCTTTTGATTTTTCGTTCATTCTACTGCTCCATTGGTTTTCTTGTCCCGCTTTGTTCCATCGCCATCATAGTACCATGACCGATTATCAGGGTCAAGTTCTTTCCGCTTATGCTCTAGCCTACGGCGGTGAACTAAGTCACGGTGGCGTTTCAACTGTACATCATTCATCACTGGTCAAACTCCTTGTCTGCGGCATCCATCGCAAAGTCCACGCTGTCTGCATACATCTCTGTAGCTTCTTCCCGTGCTATTTTCTTTGCTTCCTTCTGGCTGTAGCCTTCTTCAATATACTGGTGGTACAACTCTCTAAAGAGTTGCCTTCTATCTTTTTCCCATAGGTTGTTAGTGTAATGTGACATCGCTAAAAGTTCTCTCCATCATTGCTATCTCGACTTCCTCATCGGGAAGCGTTCCATTTAATATAAAGGCAATCTCTTCCTGTGTCAAATCAGGAAAGGCACGGTCAACTGACCAACCATCCTGCCACCTGCGTATCTGTGCATAGGTGATGGGCAAGTCCATCTCGTGCATGTTGCCAGAATATATTGAGCGTCTAATTAGTTTCATCGTTTTTCCACTTCGCTTTATCTGTCAACAAGAAAGCGTTACCGAAGAACGACAAGGCCATAGGCCAAGAGTCGTCCTCATTATACATAACAAACACTTCCTCGTTGATTGGTTTGTTCATGTCCTGTTTCTTTTCAATCACAAGTTGCCGACCATCCTGAAGCTGAACCAAGCGGCATTCGCCCCCGATAAATCCCTCTGCGATATCACGAGTAGGTGACTCACGTTTATCGGAGCAGCGAACAAGAATAGCTTTTGATTTATTAAACATCAGTCCCACCTGTAGAAAATGTGGCTGTCAATCTTGACAATCCTCGTGTGGGTCTTCGACCAACTAGGCATTACATAGTCAGCGTGGTAATGTGTAGCCCCGTCCATGAACGTACCGAACCAGCCGTTCAACACAATCTGTGCGTTCTCCTGTGCTGTCTCAAAAGCTTTTTTATTGCGTGGCTTATCAGACAGACCATCACAGTACCAGCTAAACTGACATCTGTTACGGGCTGGTTTGCTTTCCCAATGAATGCCCTGCTTAATCACTGCACAAACAGTGTCGGGGAAGCGGTCATCATACACACGATTCATTACGACCTGTCCGACTGCAAGCTGTCCTGCTGTGCTTTCGTTGCGTGCTTCATGGTATATGTTCAATGACATACACATCAGGGCGTTAGCAAATATTGTCTCAATCATTTTCCAAGTCTTCCTTCCTGACTGCCATGCCTACTGTTAGGACGTACACATCACCGTCATCATAGATGTCATCTATCTGAGTAAACTCTGCATAGGGGCAGGCACTCAAGTATTCCTTGACGCATCCAACGTCATCCCATTTATCCATTTCTTTTCTCCGCTTTCTTTCTCAGCTTTGTAAAACCTTTTTCTTGCCTTGCAAGATATCGTTCTGTCTGTGCTACCAGACTGTCCCATAGTTGCCGCTTGATACGCTTGCGGTTTCCGGCTGTACGCTCACGCACGAACACCCACTTGTATCCTACCTTGGCTTCGACCCACCTGTGGCCTGAACCAATCTGCGGTTGTAACTCATCCATGAGTACGAGTAGCTGACTAGTCATTCCAAATCCTTTCGTGTTCCCACTGACGACCAAGCCTGTCGTCCTTGTGTGAACGTACCTGCTTGACCTTCTTGTAAGTGTATGATTTATCACCAGTTTTTACCTTCTCCCACTGGCTGAGTACGTTGTCCTCATACCAAGGTCGAAACATTTTCGTGTGTTTATTGGTCATCTTCTTTTCCTTTTCTTTTGTAGCTTCCCTTGCCTTTCTTGGGCTTCACTACTTTAGGTTGGTACTGTCCTTCGGACAGAGACTTAGCTATCGGACTGCGGTTCTTCGGCAGTTTCTGGTTGTTCGTCATCGTTGTTCACCACTAGCGTTAGTGTAGGCTTCGGCGGCTCCTGCCTTTGCACCATGTCAATCACATTGATTGTATCAGGCATGAACTCAACATCCAATACCTGCTCCTCTGGTTCTAGGTCACGAACCATTACATACTCAAGCCATTCCATAGGCATTGCGTTATCGCCTAGCAGGAGCCACCAAGGTTGCTGACCCGCATCTTCAATGTCTGTGTCAATCACAAACGAAACTTCATATCTAGCCACAGGCTATCCTTTCATAAAATTATACACATTGATTGTCGTGTTTAACCACACACCAATCAGGATACCGATTTCAATATATGATATTGACAGGGGTATGTCAAGCATTATCTTCTCCTTTGCCTGTGGTTACTGTACCAGTAAATGTCTTGGTATCAATACCCAAAGCCTCAAGTATATCTGCAGGGTTGTTGAAGCCGTGTACCTCGAAGCTAGGCTCTACTGTCAGCCCTTCGGGACACCACGATACCATATCTTGTACCTGTGATATCGTCAGGCTACTATCAGTAGAGTCACCATCAGGGGTGTATCCCAACACAAGACCACGACCTGCGAGAGGTTGTGGATAACCTTCTAGGTTAAAGAAGCGTTGGTCTTCAACGTACAACCCCTCGTCATCTACATACAGCGTGTCACTGTCACCAAGGTCAATGGTCGTGAATAAACTACACTCAAGCAGTGTAGAAATATCTTGCCAGTCTCCAGAGTAGTCCACCACCTCAATCGTTTCGGTGAACGGGTCAATTAATATTGCTAACATCATTACTTTTTCCTATCCAAAATGTAGTAGCCAATAAAGCCTACGATTACTATATATATAAACAAAATTGATACGTCAATCATTCTTCATTCTCCATTACGTCACAGATGCGGAAGTCACCGCCATGTGCTTCTTCTTCCCATGCGCCGTGGTCGGCAAGGTGACGGGCATACTCCCACTCATCCATGCCTGCAGGGATATCGTCTTCATCGAACTCAACAAACATGTCGAACTCCATCACACCTACTGCTATGTATTTTTTCTTAGACATTTTGTAACTCCTCTATCTCTACATCTGCATAGTGTAAATCACTATAGTCAAAGTTTAACTTTGCTTCTTCCAAAGCCTCGTCTTCGTCTTCGGCTTCTATTGCTGTGGAAATTGTCAGCCTTACCATGTATCTACCCATTGCCATACTCCTTTTGCATGTCTTCAAGTAACATCTTGCGCCATTCCTTCTGGTCGCTAGACAGTTCGTCATCTTCTGCATTTATAATGTAGTAATCATAGTCTACATCTATACCCCATTCATCTATTAGATGGTCGGGTATCCCTTCTTCATGCGGCGGCTTATCAAATGTATAGCTATAGTGTGTTGCCATGAGGGGCAATGCTATACCTATAAACATCATGCCTTCTTCCTTGTAGGTAAGTTCAAAGTCAAAGCCGTAGCGGTCTGAACCATGCCGTATTGCCTCGACAGGCGGCGACCATGCAGTGCTAAAGCACAGTTCAAGTTCGTCATCAACCAGAGATATTACGTCAACATCAAAGATGTCCCACTTGGTTCCCCAGTTTTCTACACACCAGTCATAGTCATACTTGTAGTCAGTCTTTTTTGTGAACGGACACAGGAACTCTAAGAGTTTCTCGTCTTCCATCAACGCAGCATCACGCATCTGGATTAGCAGTCCATGATTGTCTGACGTAATAGTCAGTCGGTTGTAACAATGGTTAGGCATCCTTGCCTTCCTTTCGTTTCAGTTTCCATTTCTCATACGAAGTCAGCCCTTCTTCTTCAGGCGGGGGCTTGTATAGTGGGTCATGCTCCCAGTCAATCTCTGGATGCGCTTGCTTGAGTGTGGCAATACGTCTTTTGATTTCTTCTGGTTTGTACGGCATCTCATCCCCAGTCCTTGAAGTCGTCTTGCTCTAGGTATGCCTTCATGTAGGCTTTTTTCTGCTCGTCTGTCATGTCCCGTGCAGACACACGGATGCCTTTGTGAGTACCTTCAGGCCAGTAGTGTGGGTCATACGGCCTACCATAGTAGGCATCTGCACCGCCTCTGTCAGAGGGTGAGCCGTGGCCTTCCAGCCAGTCAGGTCGTGTGTGTATCTGTGTCTTTTTGAAGTCTCCTTGTACCAGACCCACTCATTGATGGTTGGGTCATGCAGAATCAGTGCTTCTGTCCCATGCAGACGCATGTAGTAACGTGCGTCCTCTTGGGTAAAGTTTGTCACGCCCTCTTTCAGACGGGCTACAGTTGCGGCATCAATGCCTTTGTATTTTTTAGTCATCTTCAATCTCCGATACTTCGTCTGTTGCAAATTCTCGCCATATACCATTGGGGTCACGCAGATACCACTCGCCTTTGTTGTGCCATATCTCGCACTGGTCTAGCATGTGTTCTCGCACTTCCCACTCAGGAAAGTCACCAAGATAGGCTTGCTGTACCATAGTCGTTATGGCCTCGACCATCTTGTCATCTATTAGATGGTCATAGTCATCGCCATAGTACACATCCATACCACGCTGGCAGAAGCTGTCATGGTCGGTCACGGCATACATGGCATAGGATACCAGCCCCGCCTTGTGGCGGTGGTTTCGTTCCAATGCTTCGCTCTGGTTCTTATACATGTTCCTGGTCCCAAATAAATTCTTCGGCTTCTATGTAAATATAGTGCTTGGCATAGCACAGCAAATCCAGCACTTCCATGCCATCCTGCATACGGATAACATCATCGTCATAGTCCTCGCCTACCCAATTCGTAGCCCAATACTTGCAGGGTACAAATTGACCACCACAGAATAGTGCCACCTCTACGAGGTCACGACTGTCTACCTCTTGCGAGATTGAGAAAGTGTATTGGTCATCTAAACGTAGCTTTACGTTGGTTGTAATATCCATATTACATACCCCTGCCATAGGCATTGTCCATTTCTAAATCTTCCGCTATGGCATCTGCAAATGTCGGGCTATCCCAGACAGACACAATGCCCTCGTATCTGTGAACCACGGCATAGGCGGGTGAGCCGCCGTATTCTTCAGATATATTTTTTACATAATATATATTTGTCATGCTTACGCTACCTTTCTATCTTTAGCGTTGCGGAATAGGTACGCCCATTCATTCGCATTTTCAATCAATACGGCAAGACCATAGCCAGACACGCCCGTCACAGTGAAGCCTTCATAATCACCGCCGACCCACTCAGGGCACCAGTCTCGTGGTAGTACAGTCATAAATTCATCTTTTGACCTATCCGACAGCCAAAGGTTTACAGTCCCTTTTTTGTGGCTGTCCTGCAGGATATACAGGAAAAGGTCGCCATCAATTTCTATTCTTGTGCTATTAAAATCAGACATATTTTACCTTCCTATTTTGAAATTGTGTAGGCAGTTTTAACACATGCCTAGGTGATTGTCAATCACTAACCTGCAAAGTTATGCAACATGCGGCGATACATGCCGCCTTCAAGATACAGGCTACGCTTGCCAAAGTGAAAACCAGTCATGCTGTCGCCACGGGTAACACCGAAGCGGCGAATGACTACACGCTTGCGGTACAGACCCTGCACGCCAGCAATGTCGAAGCGGAAACCTGTTGTTCCATCATTAAGAGATTTGATACGCATAATATACCTCATTTAGTTTGCGTTAATGTTTGCCAGCCTGTACGCTAGGGCTATAGGCTTTGCGCCATATAGGGCATCCCTAGCGTAGACACATTACCATCCGACCCATAGCCTATCTGCGGTGTCACGCACTTTCGGCGGTGTTTGCGGGTTTATTCCATGAACCATAGAGCAATGCCTGTTATTGCAATGCCCGATAGTGCCAGCCCAAAGGCAAGCATACTTTGTATAATGTCACCATTGACGTTGTGAATTGCCATGATTATAGAAACAATGGCAAGCGTCACGCCCACGAATAGGTGCGTGAATATTATCATCTGTTGCATATATGTCACACTCCGAGATATTCACAATGCACACGGGACACATGGTGCTTGCTTGTGAAGCGGTCACGGCAACGTGGATTTGTTGCTAGTGCTTGGCACCAGTTATCCCATAGCACATGAGAGCCGCCTAGCTTCTCGCACATGGCGATATATAACTCAGCTTTCTTGCGCTTTGTCGCATATGTAGCCGCCTTGCCAAATTTGAACATATTTGGATTGACGTTATACATACGCAGATTGTGAACGTCTAGGCATCCAACTTCGCCTAAACATAATTGCAATACAAAGCCAGCTTTGACCATGCCTAGACCAGACACAGATGCAAAGGTGACAAGCAATTCGGGCAAGTCAATCTCACCCGATTTGTATTCGTGAAGTGCCAAAAACAATTCGTGCTTGTGTTTTTGAACATGGGCGATAGTTTGAGCTTTCATGCCCCACGCATAGCGGGACTTCAAGCCTAGACTATCGACATCATTTAGCTGGTTGCCCACGGCATACCACGGTTGCTGAATAGACAGACTAACCATGTATATTACACGGGACATATTATCAGCAGAGGCCAGCGCATATTTTTGGATGCGTGGCTGATGCGTCTTATACATAAGACACCTGCCTTTCTCTACACGGGCGCACTATTTAGCACCCGTTTTGTGTTATGGCTGGGCTTGATTGCCTAGCCTGTTTAGAGCCTAGCTGATTAGCTTGGCATTGTCAAACGATTATTTGGTTTTGGTAAACCGTTTGACAGTGTGGACAATGTGGGATTCCCGATAAGTAGTCGGAGAACATACCCTAGCCCTTGCCCCATTTTCGCCCGAATATAGGCGAGTGTGAGCGTTTACATTATGCCCTAGCGTATCGACCCCAACGTGGTAACGATACAGGCGAGCCTCATTTTCCAGACGGATACGTTCCGCCTTCTCACGCATAGCCTTACGCTTGCGTCCGTTTGCCCTAGCCATAGCTAAGCCCTTTCTATTTATGGTCGCCCTAATTGGCAACCAATTTTGATGCGACTAGCTTTGCAAAATTGCGGGTGCTTGTCAAACCTTTTTTTGTGCTAGTCTTTAGGCCGCTAGCTTGCCTAGTCTTTCCGGTGACGCTGGACGCTTGCCCTAGGCTTTTTGCTTTCCTATCCCTTGCGGGGTCTTGGGGTTATAGCACCTATGCTTGCGGCCTTGTCTTCCTATCGGCTCCACCCGTTGCGCTTGGCGTTCGGTGTTTGCCGATGAATAAACACTAGACCAGCCAGAATTTAATTGCAAGCACTAATTTTATTAATGTTTTCAATAGGTTATGATATGCCTACATGTAAGCCCTTGTTTTTATTGAGAAAATTAATTGTATTTTTTTTATCATTTTTTTGTTCATGTTTTGTTCTAATTTTTTTTTTATATATATAAAGACACCATGAATCTTG